ATAAACTGAGAGACCGAGGTTCAATTCCTTGATAACTCGAAGTGTATCAGCGTAATTTCACAATTATGTCTTCTTTTGTTAATCTTGAATCTTTAATTTCTGAACGAGGTGCCAACTGCCGAGGTGCCGATGAGATCGTTAATAATGAAACGACTAGAATCTTGACTAGTCAAATTGAACACAGTCAACGATCTAAGAAAGTTAATATCAGGAATAAATTATCCGTAGCCGAATGCGATGCATTTCGAGCTCGCTATGGTGGTGCATTTGACGTGAATCTAACTCATGAATATACAGCACCACATAGCTTGGCAGGTGCCTTGCGGGTGGCCGAACATTATGATTGTATAGACTCCTTCCCTCCTGAAGATAAAATAATAGATTTTGGGGGATCTTGGTTGCATCACTACTCCCGAGGGGATAGTAGAGTGCACAGCTGCTGTCCTATTTTAGGACCACGTGATGCGACGAGACACGAAGAGAGAATGTGTCGTTTGAGAAAGATGGTACAAACCAGTGACAGATTCGTAGATGTTCCAGATTTCTGTCTAAATAAAGCCGAGGATTGCAATGTTCAAGCCGATTGGGCCATTTGCATTCACGGTGGATATGATATGGGATTTCAAGGTCTGTGCAAGGCGATGCATGCGCCATTGGAACGCGGCATTCTCCAAGGTACTATTATGTTCGATGGTGCCATGCTTTTTGATAGGCAAGGAGAATTGCCACTGCTTCAGTGTAGATGGCAGCGTGTGGGTACCGGCAGTAAGGAACAAATAAAATTCGATTTTATTAATGAGAGCACATTATCCTATGTGCATGACTGGAAAAATCTGGGCTCATTCCTTACTGAATCCACCTATTCAATAGGTGGTACTACGTACCTCTTAGAGAGAATGCTCTTGAAGTGTTCTATCATGACGTATAAGATCATTGCTACAAATGTGCGATGTCCTCCAGAATCTTTGAGGCATTGTATCTGGTTTGAGAACATTTCACAATATCTGGCGGTTCAGATTCCCATAGGTTATAACCTAAATGATTGGAAAACCGTTAGAGTAGCTCGGGCAACTGTTAGAGAGGTTGAGGAAATCTCCTTCAGATGTTTTAAAGAAAATAAGGACTGGACTGAGAATATGCGTTCTGTGGCGTCAATATTGTCTGCAAAGTCCTCCACTGTGATCATTAATGGTCAATCTATCATGTCAGGTGAACGCCTTGATGTTTTAGAATATCATTTAGTGGCTTTTTCTTTAACCTTGAATTTGTACCAAAAATACGAGAAATTGAGGAACTTTCAAGGTGAGCTTGAGTGGAAAGGCTGGGCCAATCATTTCAAGACTAGGCTGTGGTGGTGCGGGCGCACCGTGTCCACTGAAGGGGGATTTCTTAGAAATTTCCTTGCTGATAAAATTCCATGGCTTAAGTTAAACACATATGCTGACAGTCTAGATTTCATAACGAAGATCTCCGAAGTCGAGTCTTTTGAAGTGGACTCTGTCCCAACATCACGACTTAGGAGTTTCTTCCAGAAAGAAGAAAACATAGTAGAGCGCGCTGCAAGTGAAATCATGAGCGCCAATGCCAGGAGAATTGCAAAGAAGGCTGAAATGTCTAAGGAGTTCGACGATTTCGTTGATGCTCCTGAAGAATTTGCTCCTGAAGACGTTGTGGAGGAAGTAATAAACACTCCCGTCACGCAGGACGTTAAACTCCGCCAATCCAAACCTGAAACTGCGAGGTCGATCGTCCTAGACCCGGATGCAGTACTAAAGAACGGTGCTATTAATGAATTCGCTGATTACAGCAAGCGCTTACACGAAAACACCGTGTCAAATCTTCGTCACCTTTGGACGCTGATGGGTTGCAGGGGAAATGAGATTCACAACAAATCTGTTGCGGAGACATACCATAGAGTGGATGACATGGTAAATGTCCATTTTCCCAACGGTCATTGGATGTATCCTCTGAAGTATGAATACACAGTGGGGTACAACGATGGTGGTTTAGGCGAGAAGTTTGAGAATGAGCTGTATGTCGTTGATAAAACCTGCAGCTGCGCAAATGCCAAAGCCATAGCCGACGCCTGTAAAAAAGTGTCCGCTCCTACCTGTTCAGTCGTTATGGTCGACGGAGTCGCCGGATGTGGAAAAACCACAGCAATTAAAGAAACATTCCGGTTTGAAAAGGATATCATTGTCACCGCCAACAGAAAATCCGCTGAAGATGTGCGCAAGGCCATTTTCGGCGACGCTTCTGATAGTGAGGTGGCTTTGAAGGTTGTTCGTACCGCTGATTCTGCCATAATGCACGGTCTGCCTGAGTGCCACCGGTTGCTAGTGGATGAAGCTGGTTTGTTACATTACGGTCAGCTGTTGGCCGTTGCTGATTTGTGTAAGTGTTCCGAAGTCCTTGCATTTGGTGACACTGAACAAATCTCTTTTAAATCTCGTGATGCTACATTTCGCATGAAATATTGCAATATTGAATATGATAAGCGAGATATTGTTTCAAAAACGTTTAGATGCCCTCAAGATGTTGTCTCTGCTGTAAAAATTCTGAAAAGAAAATGTGCCAACAGGTCATCTAAATATAATGGTTGGGTCAGTTCTTCGAAAGTGGAGAAAAGCTTGTCTAAATCCAGGATAGTTTCGATAAATCAAGTATCTATGGAGAAGCATAAGTTTTATTTGACAATGACTGAAGCTGACAAAGCAGCCTTGTGTTCTAGGGCTAAAGACGTCGGTCTAGACAAAACCTGGGTTGAAAGTAATATGGAAACTGTGCACGAGGCTCAAGGTAAGGCTGTCGACCATGTGGTGTTGGTGAGGTTGAAATCTACAAAGTGTGATCTGTTTAAATCTGAAGAGTACTGTTTAGTAGCCTTGACACGTCACAAAAGGACGTTTGAATATTTGTATAATGGGGATTTAGGTGGCGACCTAATATCCTTTTACGTTACATAGTGTCGGTTCGCAACCGAGCTTAATGGTGCTACCATAATCGTGTTTAATCACGTTGATAACCTTCCAAGGTTATTAAGATATCTGTACCGCCTGCTCCCCGGTGGTTTCGATCCATGGCTTCACGATGTGTTGCATAGATGGAAGATATCGTGTGGTGTTGAAAAACACCACATAGTCTCTTAGGGGAGACCA